GGCATCGTCACCTATGACGTGGCCGTGCGCGATCCCAAGAGCTTCGCCGCCATCCTGGACATCACCACCTGATAGGAGACGGGGCGGGCAACCGCCCCCATTTTTTCTCATGAAGGTTCTGATCGAAAGTGACTGCGCTGCTCGGGGTGAATACCTCGAGGCCGGCAAGGTCTACGAACTGGACAGCGCTGTGGCTGCTGAGCTGATCCGCTACGGCCGCGCTGTCGAGGCGCCGGCCGAGGAGCCCAAACCACGCGCGCGCAAGGTGAAGGCCGATGGCGATCAGTGAAGACCTGACGGTATTCCTGAACGATTTTGGCGTCAGCTGCACGGCTGGCGCCGTTTCGGCTTTGGGCATTCTCGATATGCCTAGCCAGGTCATCTCTGGCGACATGGTGCTGACCACCGACTATTCGCTGACAGCGCGCGCTGCTGATTTCGGCGGCCTGTTGTTCGGCGACGGCATTACGGTCGATGGCGTGAACTACCAGGTGCGCGAGGTGCGCAAGCTGGATGATGGAGCGCTTGTGGAGATCGCGCTGCAGCGCCTGGCGCCTAGCAGCACCGCACCGGGCGCCAATCCGCGGACGTTTGGCCTGTCAGACCTAACCGATGTGGAGCTCACCAGCCCCACCGCTGGCGAGGTGCTCAAGTACGACGGCACGCAGTGGGTTGACGGGGTGGACGGAGGCGCCGCCTATGTGTTCACGCAATCATCGGCCGCCACGACCTGGACGATCAACCACAACCTCGGCCATGTGCCCAGCGTTGAGGTGTTCGATAGCGGGAGCCAAGAGGTGGATGCGGACGTGTCGCATCCCAGCGTGAATCAAACAGTTATCGTGTTCTCAGTGCCCTTGTCCGGCTTCGCGAGGTTGACCTGAGATGGCCCGGAAAGTCTTTACAGATCTCGACTTCAACTCGGCCTCGCGGGTCGTAAACCTTGCTGCGCCGAGCAGCTCCGGCGATGCCGCCACCAAGGCCTACGTTGACTCGCTGGTTGAAGGACTGGCGTGGAAGGACGCGTGCCGTGTTGCAACCCAGTCCAACCTCAACCTGAGCAGCCCTGGCGCCACCAGCGATGGCATCACGATGGCGTCGGCCGATCGCGTGCTGGTGCGATCGCAAAGCACCGCATCCGAAAACGGGATTTATGTCTGGAACGGCCCTGCCGTGACCATGACGCGGGCGCTGGATGCCAGCACCTTCGCCGAGCTAGAGCAAGCCATCGCGACGGTCGAGGAAGGCACCAGCGCTGGCACCAGCTACCGTCAGGATCAAGTCAACGGAACGATTGGCAGCAGCACCGTCAGCTGGGTCACCTTTGGCACCGCGGCTCCGGCGGCCAGCGAAACCACGGCGGGCATCGCCGAACTTGCCACGCAGGCTGAAATTGACGCTGGCACCGATGACGCTCGCATCGTCACCCCGCTCAAGCTGGCCAACTGGTCCGGTCGCCTGCGCAAGGTCTCTGCCAACATCGGCGACGGCAGCGCCACCAGCTATGTGGTGACCCACAACTTGAACACCCGCGACGTGATTATCCGCGTATTCCCCAACTCGGGGCAATACGACGACGTGGAGGTGGACGTGCAGCGCACCAGCACAACCACAGCGACGCTGGTGTTCGCCACGGCGCCGGCCAGTAACGCCTATCGCGTGGTGGTGCTCGGCTGATGTCACGGATCTTCGAGACCGACATTGTTCTCAATGCGCAGCGCGAGCTACGGCTGGCTGATGCGGATTCTTCCGCCTATGTCGGTTTCAAGGCGCCTGGGACAATCACCAGCAACCGCATCTGGACGCTGCCTGCTGCTGATGGCACCACCGGCCAAGTGCTTAGCACCAACGGCTCCGGCACGCTGTCCTGGGCCACGGCTGGCGGCGGAGGTGGCGGCAGCTCCGTCGGTGACAACCTCTACCTCAACAGCAACTGCATCTGAGCCATGGCTGCTTCACCCGCCTTCATCTCCACACCACGCATCGGCCGCCTGTCGCTGAGCACGGCAAACACCGCCACCGATGGCACCGGCACGATCAACGATCTCATTGTTGGCGCATCGGCTGGCACGCGGATCCTGAGCGTGAACGTTCAAGGCACTGCGACGACAGTGGCATCGCTGGTCAACCTGTTCCTGTACGACGGGACGCAGTGGGACCTGTTCGATCAGTTCACGATCAGCGCCACCACCGGCAGCAACACGGTCAAGGGCTACCGCTTGGTGACGGCCTACACCGATCTGGTGCTACCTAACGCAAACTACAAGCTTGGTGCCACGATCACTGTTGCACCCACCACCGGCACGGTGCGTGTCGCAGCCTTCGGTGGTGATCTGACATGAACCTGAACCCAGTCGGTTGGGCATCTGCGGCGCTGCGACTGCTAGCGCGACTGGACAACGATGGCGTCAATAGCACTACGCCTGTCACCGAAATCAACGGTGGCGCGATCAGCGCAACAAACGCTGACATTGCCCTAGTTGCCAAGGGCACTGGAGCAACGCTTGCTCAGGTGCCGGATGGGACGCTGGTGGGTGGGAATAAGCGTGGGGTTGGGGCGACGGATTGGCAAAAAAGTCGCAACGGTATTGCGCAAGTTGCCTCTGGAACACAAGCCACCATCGGAGGGGGAAACGCAAATACCGTATCTTCAACCTATGGCACGATTGCCGGAGGGTATGGAAATACCGTACAAGGTTCTTGGGGCACTGTTGGCGGTGGGGATAGCAATACAGCCAGTAGCAGCTACACCTTTGTCGGCGGCGGCGGCGTCAATGCCACCACTAGCTCCTACAGCTTCGTCGGCGGTGGCCAGAGTAACACCGCTCAAACCAACACCCACGCAACGGTGTGTGGGGGACAAACCAATGCGGCAACTGGGCAGTGGGCATTTATAGGCGGCGGAGTGCAGAACAATGCAACCGCTGCTGGCGCAGTTGTTGCTGGAGGAAACACAAATACGGCTTCTGGTCAGTATTCGTTTGTAGGCGGTGGTTCAGCCCTTAATTCTTCAGGTAATTATGCGGTCGCCGCAGGAGGGTTAAATAATACGGCAAACGCATTAGCTTCGACTATTGTCGGCGGACGCCAAGGCACAACACGCAACATTGTCGGCAATTCTGCTATCGCTGCCTGCAATATTCCTATTGCCAATTTTCAAGGATGCACACAATCCGCACTTTTGCTCCTAGGCCGCGAAACCACTAACGCCACCGCAACAGTCCTCGCTAGCGACAGCAGCGCCGCCAGCACCACCAACCAAGTCATCCTGCCCAACAACAGCGCCTACTCGTTCTCGGGTGAGGTGATCGCTGGCGTGACCGGCGGCGGCAACGCAGCCCGCTGGACCATCGATGGCGCCATCAAGCGCGGCGCTAACGCAGCCTCGACCGCGATGGTGGGAACAGCAACGGTCACTATGACCCACTTCGACGCTGGCGCCGCCACATGGGTGGTTGCCGTCACTGCAGACACCACCAACGGCGGCATTGCCGTCACCGTCACTGGTGCTGCAGCCACCACAATTAGGTGGGTCTGCAAGATCAACACTACGGAGATGACCTACTGATGGCACTGTCCATTTCTCTGACCGAGACCAACATCGGCATTCCCCTTGCCGACACCTACGCCCGCATCACCCTGATGCGCTGTGACAAAGAGCAGTGCCTACTGCAGGTGTCGCATTACGCCAACGCCGAGGCACGCAACGCCAACGCCCAGCCGGTCTACGACCGCACAGTGTTCGCGCCCACCGCGGACCTGCAGCCTGGCACTGACCCCTGGGCCATTGGCTACGCCTGGCTGAAGACCCAGCTCGAATATGCCGACGCGGTAGACAGCTGATGACCACCAAACGCGAAACGATCCTGGCTGCAGTGCGCACGGCGCTGACCGGCACCACTGGCGTGAGCACGCGGATCTACCGCACGCGGGTGGAGCCGATCGCGCGCGAGGAGAGCCCGGCGATCGTGGTGGAGCCGCTGAACGACACCGCGAGCCAGAACACCAGCCTGCCGACACTGGACTGGGCGATGACGGTGCGGGTGACCGTGATCGTGCGCGGGGCGGTGCCCGACCAGCAGGCAGACCCGATCGTGGAGAGCCTGCACGCCAAGCTGATGGCCGATCTGACGCTAGGCGGCTACGCGATCGACA